TTTATAAGGATAATACATGTACATTGCAATTAGACTATAAAGATTTTAATTGTGTAGGTATAACTATAAATACATCTAGTTTTGCTAGTGAGATAGAAAAAGAAGTAGGTTTTATGATTGATAGCGGATATAATAGAACTCTTAAATATAAGATCCAAAAGGATAAAAAAACTATAACTTGTAGTTCAGATAGTGCTATAGATGGAGAAATCATAAAAAATATATCCTATGACATGGAAAAGGGATACTTACTTATGATAGATTATGTAGATAAGGATGATAAATTAGTAGCTAGGAATATAAAGCTAGCTGAAATTCAAAAAGCAATAAAAGAAGTGAAAGCTAGTCAACTAAAAAATTAATTGAAAAATAGAAATTAAGAGGAGTATAAAAGCTCCTCTTTTTTATTTGGAGGTGAGATTTTGGAGCATGTATTAAGTGCTAGATTGGAACTTAAAGATAAATTTACATCTGTAATATCCAAAGCAGAAAAAGGACTTGCTGGGCTATACCAAAAAGCTAAATCTATGAACTGGGAAACTGTTAATAGTGGACTTAATAAATTTGGAACAGTTGCTATTGGAGGCCTTGCTGGAATAGGTGCTATTGCTGGAAGTTCACTAACTGCTTTTGCAGATTTAGAAGATCAAGTTAAAAGAAATAAAGCTATTATGGGAGCAACAGCAGCAGAAGAAAATATGTTAATGGCTCAAACAAGAGAACTTGGAAGAAGTACAAGATTTACAGCACAAGAAGTGGCACAAGCTCAAATGTATCAAGCAATGGCGGGTATGAAAACTAATGAAGTATTAGAAATGACACCAAAACTTTTAAAACTTTCTATCGCTTCTGGTGAAGATTTAGCTAGTACATCAGATATTCTTACAGATAACTTAACAGCATTTGGACTAGAATTAAAAGATGCAGATCATTTTATGGATATTATGGCTGCAACTGCTAATAACACAAATACAAGCATTGCACAACTAGGAGAAGCATATAAGTATGTGGCATCCACTTCAAGAAATTTTGAAAGTATGGAAGATGTAAATATTTTACTAGGAGTTTTAGCAGATAGTGGGCTTAAAGGTTCTATTGCTGGAAGAAATTTAGCCGCTATTTATACAAGACTTTCAAAAGCTACTCCTGATATGGAAAAAGCTATGAAAAAAGTAGGATTAACTCTTTATGATAATAATGGAAAATTTAAAGGACTTAGAAAAATTATAGAAGAAGTAAAACCTATCTTGGCTAGAATGACAGAAGAACAAAGAAACTACTGGATATCTACAATAGCAGGTTCAGAAGGAATGAAAATTTTTGCCAACTTGCTTGGAGCTTCAAAAGAAGAATTAGAGAAAACAGAAAATGCTATAAAAAATGCTAAGGGTGCAACAGATAAATTTGCGGAAGAAATGGGAAGTACTACAAAAAATAAAATGGCGGAATTTAGAAGTGCAGTAGACGACTTAAAAATATCCATTGGAGAAGGTTTAGCACCAACAGCAACTGACTTTATTAATAAATTTACAGATAAAATGGCAGAGTTAAATTCAAAAGGTACTTTTAATACTGAAAATGTAGAGGCTTATTTTAATAGAATTTTTACTCTTACAGCAGAAGCTATAAAAGGTTTTGCAGCATTAAAAGTAGCAGCTATGGCAGAGAATATTTTTCCTGGTGCTGGTAAATATATTGCAGGTGGATATTTAGCATATAGAGCTGGTAAAGCAGTTGGAGATTGGGCAGGAGAAAAAATAGGACGAACTAAAAATAAATGGGAATTGAGAAAAGAATATCAAGATAAGGGTTACACTTGGGATGAGGCTAATGCACAAGCAGAAAAAGATATAGAAACAATGGATTTGAGAAACAGTAAAACAGAAGATGATGAGAAGCTGAATTATATAAAGCAAAGAATGTTTGAAGAAAAACTTAGATATAATAAAAATTCTGGAAAAGGAATAGAACAGCTGATGAAAGAAACAGAAGAAGATTTCAGAGAAAGAAGAAGAATTGCTAAATTAAGTCCAGAAGAATTAGCAAAAGAAGAAAGAGTACAAAAAAATAAAACTGTTGAATCTTTAAACAAACCTATTTTATCTACTAAACCTTTGCCAGAAAGACAAAAAACAGACCTAGAAAAAGTTAGTGATAAGTTAGGACTTAAAGCTCCAACAATTCCAAATTATATGCTTAAACCTTCTGTTCCAGAATCTAAAAAAAGCAATAATGACATTAAAGTACCACCTCAAAATGTAACATTTTCACCTCAAGTAAATGTAAATATGGGTGGAATAACAATAAGAAATGAAGTGGATATAGAAAAGACTGCTGAAATGTCTAAACAAAAAATAATTGCAGAGTTGAAAAATTATGTGCAAGTAACAAAATAAAGGAGATGATGTTATGAGACCAACATTTATACTGGTTAAAGATAGCACTAATACTCCTTTTTTCTTTGTAGTACCACCTTTGGATTTAAGGATAGAGAGTGAGCAGGATTTACAAATTATAAGAATAATTGATTTAGGAGAAAAGACATTAATTGGAAATAGAAAAGCTGAAAAGATTAGTTTTTCTACATTTTTTCCAAGTATGAAATCTCCTTTTTTTAGTTATATTCTTTCTACTACTCCTAGTAACTGTATGGAAACTTTAAAAAAGTTAAAGAATGATAAGGAAAAATTAACCTTAATTATTCCAGAGTTTAATATTTTCTTTAAATGCTATATCCAAACTTTATATTTTTCTGTTACTGAAAGAACAGGAGATATAGATGTGGAGATAACTCTTGTAGAGATAGAGAAAAACAAAACTTTAACAGATGTAGCAAGAGGACTATTAGAGAGGTAAATATATGGAAAAAGTAAAGATTTATGTAAATGGAAAAGAATATAAAAATATATTTACTAGGGTTATTTGGAGTGGAGCAATTCACGGAACTGCAAGAAAATTGGAAGTTGAGTATCTAGGAGATATCATAACCAATATTGGAGATGAAATCATATTTTCTTATGACGAAGAAAAGTTATTTTATGGTAAAGTTTTCCAGCATTCTAGGAAAGGTGAAACTGAAATAAAAAGTTTTTATGCATACGACAATTCTATTTATCTGAATAAAAATAACTTTGTTAAGAATTTTTTTAGAAAAAAACCGAGTGAGATTTTAAAAGAAATCTGTGGAGAACTTAATTTACAAGTAGGTAAAATTCCAAAAGATGAAGTTACTTGTACTTATCCAGCTATTGATAGAAGTGGATATGAAATTATATTGAATGCATACACTATCCAGCATAGAAAAAATAAAAAGATTTATTCTATTGTTAGTAATGAACAAGCAATAGATATAGTTGAACAAGGTACTTATACAGATGTTCTTTTAACAAGTGCAGATAACATCTCAACTTCTTCTTATGGAGAAAGCATAGAAAATATGATAAACCAAATTGTTATCTATAAAGTAGAAAAAGAAAAGCAGCAAATACTTAATAAAGTAGAAAATGCAGAAGATAAAAAGAAATTTGGATTATTCCAACAAGTTATGGAATATGAAAAAGATGTAGACAATATAGCAAATGCTAAGGATATGCTAAAAAGTGTAGAGAAAAGTGCAAGGATATATTGCTTAGGAAACACCTTAATCCAAGCTGGATATAACATTGGAATACAAGAACCTCACACTGGCCTGATTGGAAGTTTCTTAGTTAAATCTGATACTCATATTTTTGAGGGAGAAACTTATTTCTGTAACATTGAGTTAGCTTTTGAAAATGTTATGGATAAAGTTCAATTTGAGAATAAAGAAAAGGTTAAGAAAAATAAAAAGAAAAAAGGTAAAAAGGGGAAGAAGAAAGACAAAATAGATGAGTTATTTCCTGAAGGATGGGATAAAAAATGAGTGAATTAGGAATTTTAATTGGCGATATGATAGGTCAAGCTACAAAAGGAACATCTATCATAAAGGCTAGTGTAGTTACTCCACCCCCAAACTTAACAATTGAATTTGATGGGCAAGTTATACCTAGCAAGCAGATATATTGCAGTAACTACCTATTACCTCATTATCATAGAGACTATAAGATTGATGGAATTATAGACGAAATAGAAATTGATGTATCTAACTATAATTATGATAATACAACATCTGATACAATGGGGCACGGTATACCAAAATTAAAAGGAAGCGGAAAATATAAGGGTAGTGGAACATATAAATCTCATAAAGACATTTGGTTTGAAGATACTTTAAAAAAAGGTGATGAGGTGCTAGTTGTAGTTTTAGGGGTATATTATGTAGTCGTTACAAAAATAGTTAAAATGCCAAGTAAAGCAATAGAGGGGGTGTAATGTGGAAAAAGATTTCAATATTTTTCTTAAAAAAGCTGAAGCAGAAGTTGAAGAAATGCCAACTTTTAAGGAATATGCAATAGACTTTAAAACTGGAGAATATATAAAAGATGAAAATAACGATATTAAAGTTTTAGAGAAAAATGAAGCCTTAAAAGTATGGATATTTAAAGCATTGAAAACTGAAAGATTTAGATATACTGATGTACACAGTGATAATTATGGAAGTGAATTAGAAACTAATATTGGTACTATCTATCAAAAATCTGTAAAAGATGCATTAATGATTAATCAAATAAGAGATACTTTATTGGTAAATCCATATATTTTAGAATGCTATAATTTTGACATTTCTAATGAAAATGAGTATGTTCCACAGATAACCTTTAATGTTAAAACAGTGTATAGAGAACTAGAAATGGAGGTGTAAAGTGAAAGATAGAATAGAATTAAGAAATAATTTTCTGGATAATCTTAAGAATCCACTTTCAAAAATGGAAGGTACTTTCAATTTTGATATTGCTGCCACTTTTGGAATAACAGCTGAAGAAGTTTACAAAGAGTTAGAATTTTGGGAAAAACAAACTTTTATTGATACTGCAACAGAAG